TTGGAGCAAACCCCCTGGACGGCTAAAGATGGCACCACCGTGACCCTTTCCATGCGCGAGTGGCAGCCGAAGGAGAAGAAGAAAACTACAAAGACAAAGAAAGTGGATCAATCGGCCCCTGCGATTTCCGGCTCGGGAATTCCCGAGGGGATCGACATTACGGCTCCGTCCAAGCAGGGGGTGCGCCCATGAGCCTGCTGACCGCTAATAGCGCCCCCGTGGCCAAAGCCTACATCAGCATCCCCCGAGTGGGACGGGGGGTAGCCGATCTGCTGCTGGGGCGCGATACCGGGCCATCCGCAGGGGAATCGGTCACCCTCGAGTGGCAGGACGGCGAGCAGCTAACAATGACCTGTGTGTTTGGTCAGCGTGCGCGGGGTTGGTGGCGTATACGCTGCGTGATGGGCGCGGGCCGGATGGCTAAAAATCTGCCCGGCCGCTACTACGAGGGCATCCCAACGGCTACCGTAGCCCGTGACCTGTTGACTGAAGCGGGCGAAGCCATTGAAAGCGTTGATTTGCCCGGCATACTCACCCGCTATGTGCGCCGGGCCGCGCCCGCCCACGAACAATTGGCGGCGCTGCTGGCGGACACGGGGCGAATCTGGCGGGTTATGCTAAATGGGAAGGTTTGGATCGGAGTGGATGAGTTCCCATCGCAGGGGCCGCTCGAGGTCGTCCGCGCCTATCCCGAGGCCCAGCGGTACACCCTGAACCTCACCCCCAAGCTGCTGCCGGGGGTAAGCCTTACGGGCTACATTGACGGCGAGGAGCGATTTCTGGGCAGGGTCGAGCGGGTAGTGCATCGGGTGGAAAAGCAGCTTCACACGGAGGTGTGGTGTGCAAACTGAACGCCTCAAGCGCTCCCTGCGGGTGCTGATCCGCGAGTCCCGCATCGATTACCTAGCGCTCTATCCGGCCAGGGTGTTGATCGACCACGGGGATATGCGGCTCGACCTCGAGCCGGACGACACTCGGCTGCCAATGATGGTACGGGTGCCTCTCCGGGTTTTTCTGCCCGGAGCCTACGTGAGAGTGCGAGCGGGTAGCCGTGTGCTGCTGGGATTCGAGGGCAGCGACCCGGCCAAACCTGTTGCGTATCTCTGGGAAGCAGGCGGCACGATCATCGTGGAAATCACGACTGTCGCGGGCCGCAAGGTGCGCCTGGACGATGAGGCGGGCAAAACACAGGTCTATGACCCCGCCCGGATCGAGGTAGACGCCCCGGTGGTGGCGTTGGCGGGTGGCGGCCCGGCGGTGGCTCGGGTGGGCGATCAGATTGAGGTATCCGGTGTACAGCCCGGCACCGCCACCGTGATAGGTACGATCATCAGCGGCTCCTCCAAAACCAACTCAGGTTAACTATGGCCGATTTTGGAACCGATCTATCCGCGCTGCCCGACCTATCCTGGACGATTAAAGGCGGCAAAAACAACCTCGCCGAGGCCATCGCTCGGCGACTCATCACGCCGCTGGGCGGCCTATTCTACGACCCTACCTACGGTTTGGATTTACGCCAATATATCGGAGAAACGCTAACAGACGAGGTGCGCTATGAAATTGAAACTCTAGTGGCTGCCGAGTGCGAGAAAGACGAGCGCATTTTATCGGCTGTTGCAACCATTATCGAGGCCTCTCCGCAGCTGCGAAGCATACAAATTGAACTGGCTCTGGAAACTGCGGATGAACCCTATCGGCTCATCCTGAGTATCAGCGATGTAACGGTGGAGGTATTGCGTGCCGACGCTTGAACAACTGCTGCAACCCCGCACCCGCGACCAGATTTTGGCTTCGCTGATTTCCATTCTGCAAAGCAAGGGGTTTTCAACCACCGACTGGGAGCCGGGCAGCGTACAGCGCACCATTTTGGAGGCGCTGGCGGTAGGTCTGGCTGACCTTGAGGCCCTCCGGCTGGAGATCACCAAAGGGGGCTACCTTGAGCTTGCATCTGGCCCCTGGCTTGACCTGGTGGCAGAGAACATGTACGGGCTAACACGCAAGGCGGCAGAGTTTGCCCGCCAGACCGTGCGGCTGACCGCCCAGGCGGGGTTTGGCCCCTACACCATCCAGCCTGGTCAGCTCTGGGCTAGCACCCCCTCTGGATTGCGGTTCAACAACACCCAGGGCGGCACGCTGGCTCAGGGGGGCACGCTGGATTTGGAATTTGTCGCCGAATCTTCGGGGGCGGCCTATAACGTCGCCCCAAACACCATCACCATTCTAAACACCCCACTACCCGGCGTGAACATCAACAATGTGGCCATCGTCGCGGCGGGGGTAGATGAGGAGACTGACGACAACCTCCGGCTGCGGTGCCGACTGCGCTGGGCCAGCCTGGGTACCGGGGCCACTCGAGCAGCCTACGAGTTCTGGGCGCTTTCAGCCGATCCCACCATCACGAAGGTGAGGGTGCTGGATCAGCACCCTCGAGGCCAGGGGACGGTGGACGTAATCGTCTGGGGTGAAGGCGGCCTGGGCAGCAGCGCTGTAGCTGCTGCCAACGCCTATATCCAGCAGCGCAAGCCGCTTACCTCGGACGTGCAGGTCTACGCGGCCACCCCCACAAACATCGCCGTGACCGCCACCATTACCCTGCGGGCGGGCTTTCTGGCGGCTACTCAGGCCGAGGTAACCGCCCGCCTCAGCGACCTGCAGCGCAGCCTGCCCATCGGGGGGACGCTGTACCGCTCGGCCCTCATCGAGGCCCTGTTCGGGGCCTACGTCATCAACGTCAACCTCACCGCCCCGACAACAGACGTGGCCCTCGGCACGGCACAGGCCGGGGTGCTGGTGCCCAACCTGACCTACCAGGAGGCGTAGCGTGCCGCAGGAGATCGCCCTCATCCCCTACGAGCAGTACCAGCGCTGGCTGGTGGAGATTTCTCCGCCCTGGCTGCGTGGCGTCCGAGGTGTCTCGTTGGTCTCCGGCCTGGGAGCCGGGCTGGACGAGAGCGCCTCGCTGACCGCCACGGGGGTGCTGGTTCGTTTTGCGGATCGAGCGCCGGAGGACGCGCTGATATTCCTTGGAACCGAGCGCGCGCTAATCCGCTATCCAGGCGAATCCAATGACGCGTTTCGAGCTAGGGTACTGGGAGCCTGGGATTTTTGGCAATGGGGGGGCACCGAGTACGGGATGTGTCTGTGGCTGAAGGCGGCGGGGTACGAGGCCCACATCCGCGAGCATTTCCGAGACGACCCCTCCATCTGGGCCGAGTTCTCCCTCTACCTCTGGCCCTACCGCCCAGAGTTCACCCCAGAGTTCACCACGGATCGTTGGGACGACGAAGTGGGAACGTGGGACGACGGCAGCACGTGGGACTACATCCTAAACGGGGCGGAGCTGGAACGCATCCCTGCCCTGGTGCGGGAAGCGAAGCCCGCCCACGCCAAGGTCCGATCCATTTATTACATCGCAGGCCTCCGGGACGTTTGGGATGATGGCGGAGTCTGGGACGATGGTGGGGTCTGGAACCCCGAGCCCATACAGATATACCCATAGGAAGGTACCATGCCAAGAAACTTAACACCCGAAGACCGCTGGGAGACGGATTTTGAGGTGCCCATTCCAGGCGAGCCCCGGAGAATCGGGCCGCTGGAGACGCTTTTTCAGCGCCTCCTGAACCGCACCGAGCGCCTGAAAGGGCGCATCGGAGCCATCCTGGGCCTGCCCTGGGACGCCACGCCGCCAGACACCCTGGCCGGGCTCGCGGGGCGGGTGAGCACGCTGGAAGGGAACCAGGGCGGCACGAGCCTCTCCGCTCACCGAAGCGCACCGGTATTGGATCATCCCGACGGCAGCGTTACGGCAGCGAAACTGGCCCCCGGTAGTGTAGTAGGCCACCTTGGGTACACCCCGCTGAACAAGGCGGGGGACGTCGTGACCGGCGACCTAACCGTAAACGGCGTGCTACGGGCGCGATACGACCACGCCAATAGATTTACAGTGAGTGGATATTCGTCTATGGCGATGAGCCTACCTCCGGGTGACATTAGAGATTTATCTATTACAAGGATACATATCCCCGCCAATAGAGGTTTGTATATACGTCGGGTGCGGTATCATTTTTCAGATCCATTGCGATTGAGGATTACTGCTTTTCAGCTTCAGAATGGTTCGCCTCGAGCTGTTTGGGTAGCGGGCAATAATGACATGGATACAGACGTAAATTTCCTTTTATTTTCAGACCCAGAAGCCATTGACCTAATCCTAAGCGCTAACAATGTAGGTTCGAGTAGCCAAACCTTGCTTTATGCCCAAGGTGCTTGGGTAGAGTTTGAAATCCGATAGGAGTCGCCATGAACACCGTAATTGCCAAACTGCTACCCCACTCTGAATACGGCATCATCAGCCGCCAGGACAACGACACCCTAGCCCTTAGCGGCTTCCGCAACGATATAAACCTCCAGGCGCTACAGGCTGAACTCGAGGCCGAATGGCTCGAGTTGTGCAAAGAAGAGGCTGCTATCCGAGTAAAAAATGCACTCGCTGCCACACAGGAATCCTGTCGCCCAGCAAATTTCTTTGATCTGACTGTCAAACTATTGCTCGGCAGAATCATCCCTGCCGAGCGTGAGCGGTTGAATACGTACTACGACGCTCTGAATGCGCTAGAGCAGGAAGCTGCGGCGCTGCTTCAGAGGCTGGAAAAGGCCAAAAGCGTTGAAGCGATAAATAAAATCCCCTGGCCCGAATGGGTAGGGTGGGAGGTGTTGCCGCTTCGATTTGAGCTGCTCGCAGAACCTAAACCAATAGAGGCCAACCCAATAGAGCCCGAAGCAGCAAAATCCGCTCAAGGTGAACCATGAGAGTTGTTCATCCTTTTCCTCAAGCAGCCCGCGCCCGGCTGGACGCGGGCTTTTTAGACCCCCGCTATCCCGGCTGGCGGCGGCAGATGGGGCTACCTCCCGCCGAGCATCCAGGAGCGGACTACAACCTGAGCGGTACCGCCGGAGATGGCGACCTGGGTTACCCCGTGGTAGCGGTGGCCGAGGGAGTAGTCACCCACGTCAAGGCTCACCGGGTCTGGGGGTGGATTGTGCTGATTGAGCACCCTCGGCTAGCCGACTTGCTGGGCTACCCTCGGCTGTTTAGCCAGTATGCTCACCTACTGCATCCCTGCGTAGAGGAAGGACAATCCATTTGGGCCGGTGAGCCAATCGGGAGCGTGGGCAAGGGCGACCCGGCCAGGCCATTCGCTGCTCATTTGCATTTCGAAATCCGCCAGGCCAACATCCCGGCAGACCATTGGCCTGGATCAAATAAAGCCGCTATTCAGCGGGATTATCTAGACCCGGAGGCGTTCCTGAAGCGCCATGCGGCCTACGAGCGGCGGTTCACCCGGCAGGGGCTCCTTTTGTGGCTCCCAAACGGTAAGCGCAGCGTGCCAGGTGAAACCGTGGTAAACCTCAACGATGTCGCACTAGCACAGGTGCGCATCAAAAAAGACCTGTAGATGTAGGAGGTCGGTATGTGGAAATCTTTAGTTTTTTTGGTAGTAATAGGCAACCTAGCGCTAGCACAGGACAGCGTTCCCGTTGACGTCTCCCAGTGGTTTGTCAACACAGCGGCACTGGCGGCAGTGGTGGCCTCGCTAGTGGCGTTTTTGCGCAAACACGTGCTCAAAAGCCTCGACGGCCTGCCGGTAGTGGCGGCCTCTGTCGTGTTGGGTGGTGCGCTGGGGTACATAGGTAAGCTGCTGGGGTATCTAGACAGGGACTGGTTGTTGTTTGGCTTAAGTGCGGGGCTAATTGCCTCATCCGGAATCGATCTGATGAAAAGTATGCGCGACGGAAATAATGGAGGTAGCAATGCATCGGCTGGCGATACTCACACTGACGCTGATCGCGCTCGCCTGCGGTAGCGCTCTGGCAGGTGGCCGTGCGGCGTGTCGTGCCGTGTACGGCCCTCCGCTGTGGGGGGTGTGCTATGCCGAGCAGGTCGTCTGGTCCCAGGGGCCGCTGGAGGTCGCCGTGGGCGCGGAGTGGCGCACGTGGCCAGCGGCTCAGATAGGCATATACAGCGTCGTAGGCCTGTATATGCCAAGCTGGTGGGCCACGGTAGAAATCGGACGTGGGCTGGATGCCTGGCGCTGGGCTATCGGATTGGGAGTACGCTGGTAAGCCGATTTGTAGAAAGGTAAGCCGCAAGTGGAACCGGAAATGCAACGCGTATACGACCGCTTAGAGCGACTGGAACGGAGCAACGAGCGACACGCCGCTATCCTCGATGAGCACTCCAGGCGGCTTGAGACTCTTGAGGGGTTACCCTCGGCTTTGGCTGCAATCAATCAGGCCATAGGTCGGCTCGAGGCTAAAATCGAGGCGCAAAAGCATTTCATCACGCTCATACAGGCCGTGGTGTGGCTGCTGTTGGGGGGCGTGTTGGCGGCGGGGTTTGAGCTACTCAAGCAGTAGAGTCTTGAGAGTCTTGGATTAGCCGCACCTCAAGCCGCATCCCCAGGGCCTCAGCGATCTCGCGCAAGCTGCGAATGCTATGGCCCGTGTAGTGCGGCGAAAACAGGCGGGCGATTGAAGGCGGCTTGACGCCCAACCGCCGCGCCAACTCAGCCTGACTGATACCCGCCTCTTTAAGAGCCCGCGCTAGCTCGAGGCTCACCGGGTTGGGCTCCAGATTACCCCTCATCAGGTAAAGCCTCGCTTACTGCGTCCATACCTTGACGGGCCACCTCAGCGGTGGATTCGAGCTGGGTGAGTTGAGCGTACAAATCCCCTTCAAGGCGCTCGCGTTCAGCCTCGTCCAGGTTTTGGGCCAGTCGGTTGCGTAACTCGAGGAAGCGGATGCACTCGTACTCGAGTTCACGCAGTTGGCGCTCGCTGCATTGGATGAGTCGGTCAAGTTCGCTTTGGATCATAAAAGTCCTCCTGGGCAGGAAGGTTAGGGTAGCTTTTTCTCCAAACGCTCAATCAGCATTTCGTGTTTGCGAATGTGGGTTTGCCAGTCGCGAATCGCATCGTAATCGGGATTGGGTTTGCTCAGTTCACGTTGAATCTTTTCTTCGTGCAGAGCGATTTGGCGGCGGTGGCCTTGGATTTTCTTGCGGATGTCCTTGTTCCTGCCCACACCTAGATATTAGCATATTTGCTATAGTCTGTCAATAACAAATATGCTAAAGCCGTTCCCATTTTGTTTGCAATCTCGAGCAACTCTCAGTCAAAAACAGCCTTCAAATATCGTTGCCTTATGCCCAGAAACACCCTCCAGCGCGCAACAGCAAAGATACGCTATTAGCAAAATCTCAGACTTAAAATCCGTTGCCCGCGAGGGCGTGTGGGTTCGAGTCCCATTCCCGGCACCAGCAAGCGGGTTTTTGGGCAGCTCGAGCTACCCTACTCGAGCTACCCTAAGGCCCTACCCTTTCCAGCAGC